AGAAACAACAGAAGCGTCTAAAGAAGCAAAAGAAGACGAAAAAGTTGAAGAAAAAACTTCTGAAGAGTCTAAAGAGGACGAAGCAGTTGAAGAAGCATCAAAAGACGAAGAGTCAAAAGATGAAGAAGCAACAGATGAGTCTATCTTAGACATCGAAAACACAGAAATTGCACCAGCAGAAGCACACGGTGGAGACGCAACAGACGATATGGTTGCTGACATCGAAGCACCAGCAGGTGATATGGATAAAGGCGACGACTCTGAAAAAGGTGAAGAAGAAATCGAAGACAGAGTTGTTGATTTAGAAGATGCTATTGATGACCTTAAAGCCGAATTTGAAAAAATGATGGGCGATGAGGACAAAGGTGACGACGCAGAAGGCGACGACGCTGAAGATAACGGTGAAGAAAAAGAAGACGAAGCCGTTGTAGATCAATCAGCAGAGGGAGAAACTTTAGAAGTTGCTGAACTTGGTGAACAACCAGCAGTAGAAACAGCAGAGCCAAAATCAGCAAGTGAAGAAATTAGAGAATATGTGAACAAAGTGGGCGTAACGCACACAGACGGTTCAGATAACTCTAAATCACCAGTTGCTGGCAAAAACGATATGGGCGGAACGGCTTCTAACATCGCTAAAGGCGGTGAGGAAACAGGTAGTAAAGCACCTGCTCCAAAAGAAGACAACGCAGGTAACGTTAATGTACCAGGCGCTAAAGCGAAACCTGTTGCGGCACCAAAGGCCAAGACTAGCACAGAAGATGATTCTTCTGCAAAGTCAACAATTGGCAGTTAATAAGGTAATATAAGGAAAACGGATGTTATCATTACGTGAGACGCTGACTTTTGACCAGGCGGGAATAGTCGTTGAGACTAAGGACGAACACAACGGTAAATCCCTTTACATGAAGGGAATCTGCATTCAGGGAGGTGTTAAAAACGCCAACCAGAGAGTGTATCCTGTTAACGAAATCCAGAGGGCTGTCAGCACACTTAACGATCAAATCACTGGTGGATACTCGGTGTTGGGCGAAGTGGATCATCCAGAAGGACTTAATATTAACCTAGACCGTGTCAGCCACATGGTAAATGAAATGTGGATGGACGGACCAAACGGATACGGAAAATTAAAAGTATTACCAACCCCGATGGGACAACTAGTTGAAACAATGCTTAACAGCGGAGTTAAATTAGGAGTTTCATCCAGGGGTTCTGGTAATGTTAAAGAAGACGGATCCGGTAAAGTATCAGATTTTGAAATCATCACAGTAGATATCGTTGCACAACCATCGGCGCCAGGAGCATATCCTGAGCCAATATACGAGCATCTAATGAATACAAAAGGTGGTTTAAAAGCATTTAACTCAGCAAGGGACACAAAGGCACAAAAATATCTAAAAGAACAACTAATAAACATAATTGGAAAACTCCAATCTAAATAGGAGAAAAGAATGTTAGAAGCACTGAAATCACTTTTTGAAAATAACGGAATTTCGGAAGAGATCAGAGCAGAAATAGAATCCGCATGGAACCAGAAGGTTGAAGAAAACAAACTTTCTGCCACTGCTGATCTTCGTAAAGAATTTGCAGAGAAGTATGAACACGACAAAGCAAGTTTGACAGAGGCTGTTGATAAAATGGTATCTGAAAGAATCGAAGCAGAAATGGCAGAGTTCGCAGAAGACAAGAAGCAACTTGCAGAAGAAAAAGTTAAGTATGCTACTCAAATCGGTGAACACACTGAAAAGTTAAAAGCATTTGTTTTTGATCAACTTAAAGGCGAAGTTGCTGAACTACACTCAGACCAAAAAGTTATGGCAGAAAATTTTGTTAAACTTGAGGACTTCGTGGTAGAAGCTCTGTCTAAAGAAATTTCAGAATTTCAAAAAGACAAACAAGACGTTGCTGAAACAAAAGTACGTCTTATCAGAGAAGCGAAAGCACATTTTGAAAAAGTTAGAAGTAACTTTGTGAAAAAAGGTGCTGAAAAAGTGTCAGAAGTAGTGGGCAAAACTCTTAAACAAGAGATTAGTTCATTAAAAGAAGACATTGAAGCGGCTCGCAAAAACGACTTTGGTCGCAGACTGTTTGAATCTTATCAACAAGAATATTCACAATCGTTCTTGAATGAAAAAGGTGAAACAGCAAAACTTATGAAGGTAGTGGACATTTCGAAACTACAGGCAGAAGAAGCGATGAAGACTGTCAATGAGAAGCAAAAAGTAATTGAAGCAAAAGAACAAGAAATTGCTACAATTAAAGAAGCGGCAGAGAGAAGTGAAGTGATCAATGAGTTAACACAACCATTGAACACAGAACAAAAAGAAATAATGAACAATCTACTGGAGAGTGTGCAGACGGGTGCTTTACGAAAGCAATTCGAAAAGTACATACCATCTGTTCTAAACGGTAGGACTCCAGCGAAAAAACAGGCTATAAATGAAGGCACAGAAGTAACAGGCGATAAACAAATTAACATTGTAAACAGCAATCAATTCAATAGCAACATCGTTGATATTAGAAGACTTGCTGGGATATAAAAAAAAGGAGAAAAACACAATGTCAGAACTAACAGAAACTCGCTGGCAGGACACAAAGAGTGCGTTATTAGAAGGTCTAACTGGAAATAAAAAAGCAGTTATGGCGGCTACTTTAGAAAATACTAAACAGTATCTTTCAGAGTCAGCAACAGCAGGTGCTACATCTGCCGGTAACGTTGCAACTTTAAACAGAGTGATCCTACCTGTGATAAGAAGGGTTATGCCTACTGTAATTGCTAACGAATTGGTTGGAGTACAACCGATGACTGGCCCAGTTGGACAAATCCACACACTAAGAGTAAGATATGCAGAAGCGGCAACATCAGGCGGCGGACTAGCGGCAGGGGCTGAAGCATTATCACCATTTGCAATTGCACAAGGTTATTCAGGTAACGATGTAGCAGATCCAGATGGTAATGCAGACGCAACAGCCACTAAAGAAGGTACTGGTGGTAAAGCAATGTCAATTCAAATCTTGAAACAAACTGTTGAAGCAAAAAGCAGAAAGTTACAAGCAAGATGGACATTTGAATCTGCTCAAGACGCTCAAGCTCAACAAGGTATTGACGTAGAGGCTGAAATCATGGCGGCATTAGCACAAGAAATTACTGCTGAAATCGACCAAGAAGTAATCAACTCATTAAGATCATTAGCGGCTGATGAAGAAACTTTCAACCAAGCGGCTGTTTCAGGAACTGCGACTTTCGTAGGCGATGAACACGCGGCGTTGGCTGTTTTAATCAACAGAGTAGCAAATAAAATTGCACAAAGAACAAGAAGAGGCGCAGGAAACTGGGCTGTGGTATCACCACAGGCTTTAACTGTACTTCAATCTGCAACAACTTCAGCGTTCGCAAGAACAACTGAAGGTTCTTTTGAAGCACCAACTAACCAAAAGATGGTTGGAACTTTAAACAGTGCAATGAAAGTATATGTTGACACATATGCGGCAGACGATTCGTCTGTATTGGTAGGATACAAAGGCTCATCTGAAGCAGATGCGGCGGCGTTCTATTGCCCATACATTCCGTTAATGTCTAGCGGTGTTGTACTTGACCCATCAACTTTTGAACCAGTTGTTTCTTTCATGACTAGATATGGTTATGTAGAGTTAAACAACACAGCATCTTCACTAGGAAATGCTGGGGACTATGTTGGTGAAGTTACTATGTCAAACATTTCGTTTGCATAATCAACAGTAAACACTTACATATTTGAGGGGGCTTCGGCCCCCTTTTTTATTGACTGAATGTTCAGGACTTGACTTTTATACCAAAATGTAGTATAATTAACGAAGAAACACTAACAAGGACTAAAATGAAAAGTATTGCAATAATAATATTATCTTTCTTCATAGTATCTGCTTGTTCTCTTAAAGAACCAAAAGTGTCATTTGGAAAAAAATGTGAAATAACTGATAACAACATCACTTATTCATACGTTTGGATCTATGATAAAAACATTGGGTTACCGGCAACGGAAGAACAATGTACAGCACTTCCTAAAAAAGAAAAGAAGTAATCTCATG